AAAGATCATGGTCTCTTAGTTGAGAAATATAGACCCACATCCCTCGACAATTATGTGGGGAATGAAAATGTTAAGAAAACTATTTCTAAGTTTTTACAACAAAATGATTTAGCTAATATGTTATTTTGTGGGCCTGCAGGCTCAGGTAAAACTACTCTAGCAAAATTAATTGTTAAGAATCTAGATTGTGAATATATCCTAATCAATGCTTCAGATGAAAATGGTATTGATACTATTAGAGATAAAGTAAAAGGATTTGCTAGTGCAGCTTCATTTACACCACTCAAAGTAGTAATATTAGATGAAGCTGATTTTTTGACAATTCAAGCTCAAGCATCACTTAGAAATGTAATTGAGCAATTTTCTAGAACTACAAGATTTATTTTAACTTGTAATTATGTTGAAAGGATTATTGATCCAATCCAATCCAGATGTCAAGTATTAAAAGTAGTTCCTCCATCTAAGAAAGAATGTGCTATTCATGTTGCTAATATCTTAGAGCAGGAAGGAATTGAATTTGAAATGGAGGATTTAGCTGTTATAATTAATAAATGTTATCCTGACTTGAGGAAATGTTTAAATTCAGTACAGGTATCGACTCATGAGAATAAATTGACTATAGACAAGGAAATACTGGTATCCTCCAATTATACTGCTGAAGTATTGAAGGAATTATCTAAATCTAAACCTAACTTTAGAACTGTAAGACAAATTATAGCTGATTCGGGTCAAAACCAATTTGAGGAGTTATTTAAATTCTTATTTGAAAATAGTTCTAAATTTGCTGAGGGAAATGAAGGATCAGTAGCCATCCATATTAATGAACACCAATATCAAGCTCAATTCGCAATAGATAAAGAAATTAATACAATGAGTTTAATAGCAAAATTAATTGCTTCAAAGTAAATTTGGCTACCTTAAAATCCTTTTGTATATTCGGATATAAAACAAAATTAAAATTATGCAAGATCAACAACAAATGAATTTAAACATTGATTTAAAAGCTACAACAGGTGTAGAAACAGAAGAAGGAAATGTAATATTCCAACAAGGAATGCTCTTGAGAGAAGTTTCAAAGTTTGTAGTAGGTAGTGATGAGAATAGTATCTTACCTATTCCTATTTTTTATGATCCTCAAAGTGGAAAAATTTTAGAAGGAACAATTCCTAAGGAATTGAGAGAAGAATATAAAGATTTTTTAATTAAGTAATTTAAACAAAGTAGTTATGCAAAAGTACAAAGTTACATTCAAAACAGATTCATCAAGTTATCCATTAACAGAAACCGTTGAAGGTTCATCTTGGCAATATGCTAAACTAAAATTAGAATCTAGATATTCTGGAATTCAAATTTTAACATATACACCAATTAATGGATAAGAAAGCTATAAAAGGTTTATTTGGGTGGTTAGAAGAAATAACCACCCATAAAACTTCCATTTCAGATATTTCTGAAGATTCATGGAAGGATTTCAATGCATATATGATTCACAAATATATTTCCATGTATCATGGTTATGTTGAAATAGCAAATATGGCTCAAAAGTTTCATTATACAGAACAAAAACAAATCTATTCTTTTTATAAAGAATTTATCCCAAAAAAGAAATTGTGGTTAAAATATGTTAAAGGTAAATCAGATAAAAGTAATAAAGAATTAATAGAATCTCTTTCAAATTACTTTGAATGTAGTTTATCCGAAGCAAAAGATTATTCCAAAATGTTAGGTAAAAATAATAAAACATCAATATTATCTAATATGGGATATAATGATAAAGAAATTAAAAAAATGCTAAAATAATGGGTAAGACAATTAACACTCAATCTCACTACAAAGGAAATAGCAGTTTATATAAATTCGCTGAAGAATGGGATTTAAATTCTTATGAATTTGATATTATAAAAAGAATTGTTAGGTGTAGACATAAAGGTAACTTCGATGAAGATTTATCGAAAACAAAAGATTTAATTGATATCTATTTGTCTGAAACCACCCAATTAGAAACTAAAGTCCAGATCAATGGCTAAGAAAATACCTAAAATAGTAAAGGAAATAAAGTCTTACCAACCAGAACCTATTAACTATAGTTTTCAAAAAAGTATTTCTTTCTCTCAACTTTCAATGTATAGAGGGTGTAATAAAAGATGGTCTTTACAATATAGAGATGGTCATAAGAAATTTACATCAACAATTCATACTGTATTTGGGACTGCACTTCATGAAACACTTCAACATTATCTAGATGTAATGTATGATCAAAGTGGAGTAGCTGCTGATAAAGAAGATACAGTAGGATTATTTGAAGATGAATTGAGGAAAGAATATCAAAATCAATATAAAAAGAATAACAATGAACATTTCAGTTCATCTGAAGAATTAAGAGAATTTTTTGAAGATGGAGTTGAAATCATTAATTTCTTTAAAAAGAAAAAAGGAAAGTATTTCTCAAAAAGAGGATGGCATTTAGTAGGATGTGAAATACCGGTAATGGCTAAACCCCATCCCTTTTATAATAATGTCATGTATCAAGGATTTTTAGATGTTGTAATGTATCATGAACCTACAAATAAATTTAAGATTATTGATATTAAAACAAGTACTAGATCATGGGGTGATAAACAGAAAAAGGATGAGAATAAACAAGCCCAACTTATACTATATAAAAGATTTTTTGGTGAACAATTTAATATTCCATTAGAAGATATTGAAATAGAATTTTTTATTGTTAAGAGAAAAATACCTAAAGAAAGTGAATTCCCTGCAGCTTTGTCTAGAATACAAACATTCATACCACCTTCAGGGAAGATTAAATTAGGAAAAGCTAATAAATCATTAAAGGAATTTATTGAAGAAGTATTCAATAAAGAAGGATATAAGTCACATGAGATGGTATCTAATCCAGGAAAATGGAATTGTAATTTTTGTCCTTTTAAAGAAGACAAAGAATTATGTGGCTTGGGTAAAGCTTTTTCTTAAATTATATAAATATATCAAATTAAATAAATTATGGCCAAAAAACTAACAAGCGTAAAAATCGAGGAGGAGATGTGGGATGAGTTTAGAATAAACACAATCAAACACAAATTTACCTTCCAAAAGTTATCTGAGAGGGCAGTACATCTGTACAATACAGACCCTGAATTTAGAAAAATGATTCACAATATAAATGTTGAAATAAATAGTTAAATAGATGAAGGAAGGTTACATCAAAAAGGAAGATAGAAAAAATATTCTTCTTCTAACAGACGATATCAGAGTTCATAGTGGAGTAGCTCAAATTGGACGTGAGATGGTTTTAAATACATGTCATAAATTCAATTGGGTTCAATTAGCTGGTGCAATAACACACCCTGAAAAAGGAAAAAGATTAGATTTATCAAAAGATACTGCAGATAAAGCAGGAGTTGAAGATGCTAGTGTTATGTTATATCCAACAGATGGTTATGGAAATCCTGATTTACTTAGACAAGTAGTTAAGAGTGAAAACATCGATGCTATTTTCTTAATTACAGATCCAAGATATTTTACTTGGTTATTTCAAATGGAAAATGAAATTAGAAAAGATATCCCAATAGCTTATTTAAATATATGGGATGATTATCCAGCACCTGCATATAATAGAGAATATTATGAGTCTTGTGATGCTCTATTCGGTATTTCAAAACAAACAGTTAATATTAATAAAATTGTTTTAGGTGATAAAGCCAATAATAAAGTCATTAAATATATCCCTCATGGGTTAGACACTTCAATATTTAAACCTATTGAAGATGAAGTAGAAGAATTTACTAAATTCAAAGAATATATTAGAGAAGATAAAGATTTTGTCTTATTATTTAATTCTAGAAATATTAGAAGAAAACAAATTCCAGATACACTGTTAGCATGGAAGTTATTCTTAGATAAGTTATCTGAGGAAGAAAGAAATGAAGTAAGATTTGTTTTACACACTCAACCTATAGATGAGAATGGTACTGATTTAACTGCTATTGTGGACTACTTATTTGGGGAAGATAATGATAGTGTTGTTTTTTCAAACAATAAATTATCTACTGAACAGATGAGTTATTTATATAATAGTGCAGATGGTACTATATTATTAACTTCAAATGAAGGATGGGGGTTAGCATTAACAGAATCTCTACTTACAGGTACTCCAATCATAGCTAACACAACAGGTGGGATGCAAGATCAAATGAGATTTGTAGACAATGGAGGAAAATGGTTTACACCATCTCCTGAAATTCCATCAAATCATAGAGGTACATTTAAAAAACATGGGAAATGGGCTCTACCAGTATTCCCAACAAATATTTCAATCCAAGGTTCAGTTCCAACTCCATATATTTTTGATGATAGATGTAGTGCTGAAGATGCAGCAGAACAAATTTATAACCTATATAAAATGTCTTCTGAAGAAAGAAAAGAAATTGGTTTAGAAGGTCATAAATGGGCTACAAGTGATGAAGCTGGATTTACAGCAGAAAAAATGGGAGAAAACATAATTGAAGGTATGGAAGAGTTATTTTCAACTTGGCAACCTAGAGAAAAGTTTGAATTTTTATCTGATGATGATTTCCAACCAAGAAAATTAGAACATTCTTTAAAATA